TTGCTAGTTCTTGTTGTGCTGCTGGGCTTTTACCTTTGATTGAGTATGACTCTTCTTCGCCGGCTTCAATTGCCATTGCATTGTCGCCGCCTGCTGCTGGCTTGTGCATTTTCTTTTCACGGTTTAATCCACCTGATAAATCTTTAGTCATCATTTGATGATCGCCATATTCAGGATCTGGAGCATTATCATAAGCTTCTTCAGCTTCGTCATCCATACCAATTTCTTCTTGGCCTACTGATGGTTCCATGTCTGGTTGATCATCTGGTTCGCCTACGATAGCATTTAGTCTTTCCATATCTTGACGCATTGGCATCATAGCTGGTGTTACTGGCTCTGCATCTTTAAGACCTGCATTTTTCATCATATTAAGTAAATCAGATACATTCTTTTCACCACTAGCATTTAAACTAATGTTCATTGTTACTGGGCTGCCTTCGTCTGCAGGTTGCGGTGCAATCATAGGATCAGCACTAGCATTCATGCCACACTCTTCGATATTATCCATTGATTCGATTAATCGCTTCATATTCATTTTATTTCTCCGTTGTAGCTGCTTTTGCAGGATCGTGATCGCGTTCTTTGCGAGCAGTTTCTAGTTCTTTAAGTAAGTCCATTACTCTATTACCTGCTACTGCATCTTGGCCTGACTCGCCTTCTAGCTCTTCTTTAGTTAAGATAGGTTCGTATGGGCCGTCTTGTTTTTCTTCTTGTTCTTCAATTCTAGGATCATCTGCACCACGTACAATGATGTGACTTTGATTAATACCGCAGCAACGACCAACATACTCTTGTAGTACTTGTGTTGTTGTTGGGTACGAAACTTCTACATCATAATATGTAACTTCCATATTTTGTAGCTGCGGAAAGTCTAGTGGACGTTCCTGAATTGGTGTTTTCTTACCTGTTGACATGTTTACTAGTGAAAACTTTTCTAAGCATGTTTCTAAGCTATCTACGCAACCTTCTGGTAGTTCGCCTGCAACGCCTATTTTGAATTCATATGTCTTTTTAGATTCTGTTAAAATATCTGCGAATGATCTCATTGTAATTCCTTATACATTATTTATCATTATCTATGCCTTTAAGCTTCTGTAATAAGCTATTGCGGTCAGTAACAACATACCCTTCACCGCTTACAATGTCGCCATCACCGCGGGGATTATTGTCTTTGTCCATCTTTTCTTTCTTTAATTGCAAGTCTACCATCTTTAATTTTTTATCTAGTTTTGCAATTTTAGCATCTAATGATGTTTTAAGCATTGTTCCTGCTACTTCAAACACTCTGCCACTGTAACGACTTTCAACATTCATACCTAAATCCATTAAATCGTCGTATGCAGTCATTGCTTTGTCAGCAACTTCGTTAAGCTCTTTATCAGCCATTTCGCCTAAGCCTTTAACAGCTGGCAATGCTGTACTAATTTTATCAAACTCTTCTATATCACGAAATGTTTTTTCTTGAGCTTTTATTTCTTTTTTAACCTCTTTCTTTTCTTCTTTTTCTGCTGCTTGAATAATTTCTTTAGAATCTGGCAAATTTAATAAGTCTTCTAATTTTTTAGTCATGTAAACGTTCCATTATATGCTACTATTATTTAGCAAATTTAACGATCATATACAGTAGTATTTTGGGGGTTAACTTTTACAGGCTTGCAATATGCAGTAATTCTATGTTCCTCAGGTACCATCCATTTACTGCCATAATTTCCATACTGCATCGGTATACGTCTAGCATAGTATTGACAGACGTCTATACTTCTAAAATACATAGGACTAGGCTGTTGTTTTGCGTCTTCACCTGATCCAATAAGAACTATTAATATAAATGCATGTATCACTAAGCATCACTTTCTACCACCAGTGTGAAAAATGTCTTGCTCAGTTACAATACGAAAGATCACACCTTTCTGTTTACACCATGCTCTTGCTGCGCCCCACTTGGCTTGATTAATGACATAGTGTGCTTGATTGTATTTCGACTTGCCTACTTTTTCTTTTAGTGCTTGATTACTAGGCTTTACTTCTATTAACTCGTTGTGTTTTTTACCTGACACATCCATATAACTAATAAAAAAATCTGGTACATATATTGTTTGTTTACCTGACAACGGATTTCGATATGGTATGCGTATACCTTCGCTTACCCATTTCTCTACATTAGGATGGTCATCACAAAACTTCATAAAATGATATTCCCAGCCACTACGATATGTCGGCGAGGTATTGCCCATATACTTGTCTGGGTTTTTCATATGAAACTTACCTTGGGCGAATCTTCTGCTCATAAAGTATTTATGGTTGAGTATTCTTATATGGATGGTTTGATGGCAAGCTTCCGGTCAATCCCCATTTATGGGCAAGATAACCTTCTGCTTTTTCTATATCGTCAATATTAGTGCCGCCTGTGCCCGGCAGGCCTGCTACATGGAAGTATTCTGCCATACGCCCGTCTAGTTTTAGATTTGCTCTATTACGCATCATCCGTATATTTGCATTATTGTCCATTGAATTGCTATAAGGGTCTATACCAGTTCTTGTAGTGCCGTTTAATCTACCAAATATTTGGTTACCTGTTTTATTAAACACTATACTAACTATAACCCAAGTAAATGACCCGACGGAAACAGTAAAATTATTTTTTGCAATGCCGGATGAAATACTATTAGTACCGTCATAATCAATCTCGCCAGGCCAGCTTGAAGAATTGCCTGAACTTACTGCATAAGTTCGTGTGCCGTCAGCACTAAAGAAACTATCCCTGTCGCCTGTAACACTGTGCCACTGAAACACACCAATAGCCCAGTGGTTACCGCCACTAGCATAAGTTACTGATCCCCTAGTTAAACTTTCATTTCCGTCAAAGTCCCATACATTTAAACTGTTCAATCCGTTAGTAATTCTTGTAGGTGTACCGTCTATACTTACTGAAACATTCGTTGCTGACTTGTCTGATACAGTATTAAGTGTTGAGCTGCTTAGTGTATAGCTACTAGTATCACTAGCATCTAACCAAAATGCAGTTGTAATGTCAGTACCTGGATCCCAATTAGGGTAACTTGTATCATTGATTCCGACTGCTGCACTTACACCTAACCCATCTAGCGTAACAGTCATTGTTTCTAAACCTTCGAGTAAGTTATCGCTTGTTATGTTAAATATTTGAGAAGTGCCTGACAATGCTGTAAATACTCCTGTCAAACTTGCGCCGTCTATGTCTGCACTAGATACGCCTGTTATTGTAAAAGGTATTTGTGTATCTGGACTTACATTTTTTGTTTGTAGTACAAAGGTTACATTAGAACCTTCATTAGTTGTAACTACACCATTTGTGGTTAAGATATATTCCGGATCTATATCAACTAAAGTATTCTGTCTAGGAAATAATTGTGCTTGAGATGTTAATCCCCTCGATACGTCTTTGGACTTGCGTTTACCCTTTAAAGTGTTGCCATTCCATCCGCTAATATATCCTTCTGACTTTCTTGGGTTATGAGAAAGCACGTATTCGTTAGGGCTATTGTGTTGAGAAGTGTCATCGTCGTATAAGCCGCCGGCAATATCAAATGACATGTCATTACGTTCAGAAGTATTATGTATTAAACTATAAGCATCTTCTTGTGAAAACCTTTTCCTCCCACTTGCTGCACAGGCTATTATACCAGCTACTTGAGGACTGGCCATACTAGTCCCGTTAATAGGATAAAACCAATTGCCGCTGCCTCGAGTTGCTCCTTTTGTGTCTACTATGCCTACTCCGTTTAAACTACCGGTGATAGTAGCAGGATTAGGCCATGCAGATAAAATTTTATGTCCTGGTGCAAATATATCTATAGCTGGTCCAAAGTTACTAAAAGAAGATCGTCTAAAGTCAGCACGGTTACTTAAAGAGCCAACAGTAATTGCACCAGAGTCTACACTATTAGGCCAAGCACCTTTCATATAAGGTATGGTACCTATTCCTCCGTTAATTGTTACAGTGTTATTCCAATTTGGATCTAATGCGCTTTCTGCCATATATAGATTGTCATTGCCTGCGGCACCTATAATTACAACTCCGTCCTCAATAGCATCTTGTACATCTGCAACAATTCCAGTACTATAAGATGGATATGCGCCTGTATTAAATCGTAGTCCAAAATCTCTTTCTAAAACACTTTGAGTCCATCCTCCTGAAGGAGGAGATGCTGGAGTGTAAGTTGCTCCTTGATATACAACCTGTGTAATATCTCCAAATACAATACTAGTTTCATCTGTTTTCACTCTTACGCCGCCGTAACTGTGATTTGTAATTGTAGGATTTCGATAACCTGTTTCTAGATTAATTTCTTTATTTAAATGGAATGCTCTCAAATAATCAAAAATTAGATATGGTCCTACTTGCTGTCCTGTTACATACGGACTTAGTACAGCTAAATTGTAAATATTTGCTTCATTTGCCCAGCCGTAATGTTTTCCTGCAATAGTTCCTCCAACGTGATTGCCATGATATACTGGAAGACTATCATTTGTATAGTAGTTAATGTTACCAGTAGGTAATGTTTGACCGTCGTCGTCGATAGAGCTTACTTCGTTATTGTGTATGTTGAACCATTGGTATTGGACAAATCTATTTACATTTGTAGTAGGACCATACCATTCTTCACAATCATAAGCCATAGTATCATCTACTATTACTACATCAACATTTTTACCAGCATTATAAATTTCAAAAGGTCCTGCTGTTGCAGTTTCAACTGCGTCAGTCGATCCCCAATTACCTTTTTGTCTATCTGCAATATTGCCGCTGCAATGCAAATGCGCCCATTGATAATCATTTACACTAACAGTGGAAGGTGATATTGTATCATCTTTCCAAAATGTTCCATTAATTTGATATGGTTGATTGGGTGTATACATTTGCCTTGCAATTTTAATTTCTTCTACAAGTTCTACTGCCCATACTCGATCATCTGCTAGAATATCATTTACTTGCTCTGTTGTTAGATCATAATGTGTATTTCTGCTCAAGGGACGCTTCAACAGACATTTATATCCTGCTGACGCCATATCTAAATAAAATTGCTCTAGATCTTCTTTACGAAAAAGAGTTACAATATATTCTGCCATGTTACACCTCCAGTGCTACGTAGTGTAATGTTACTGTTAAATCTTGTTGGCTTCCGCTTTTGTTAACAACTTTTGCATATACTTGAGCAGCTGGTGTTCCGTCATTGTTCCACCCTATTGTACCAGGTGTAATGTTAATTGTGCTACCGTCTGATGTAATAACTTCAGCAAGTACACCCGAACCTGCTTCAGGATCAGTATTAATATCTCTACCTGCATCATTAGTTCTTGATGCTGTGTCAATATACAATGTTACCCATGCAGCATGGCTAGTCTGTATTTTTAATAATGTAAATGTTTTTGCGCATGGAATTGTAATATCAGCAGCTGACTCATCTCCTAATGCAGTTGCAGTAGCAGCGCCTGTTGTTCTTGCCGAAGCAGTGCTGCCTTCTCCTACAATCTTAATAACACCGTTCATTGAGCTATGGTTAGTACAATAATAATATAATTCATCCGGTGCATCCATTGGTGGTATAAATGTTACAGTACCTGTGCCTCCGTTATTAGTAACACCGTCGTTATATAAAGTACCTGCTGCTGAATTAACAGATTGTATTCTAAATGGGTGAGAGCCTGAAATGTTTTCAAATTTATATCTTTCACCTCTCTTTAAGTATAGTGTAGGATTATTTGTGTTTGATAGAAAATATTTAGAATCAGCATTAAACACATAATTAGGACTCGCACTTCCTGTTAAATCAAATTCATTTTCAACAAATCCAGTTACATCACCAGTTACATCACCAGTTACATCACCGTAATACATTGCTGTTCCTGCACCAGCATCTACGTCAAGAATAAGTGTTAGACCGTCTGCCTGTTTAACATCACCATGCACTTCGCCCATTACATTACCTGCAAATGTAGCCGCTGAAATGTCTAACACTACACTTGTTGCTGGATTTGCCGGATCACTTACTACATCACCGTAATACCACGCTGAGTCTGCTGCCGTACCTGCATCTAATACTTTTGAATTTGCAGTGTCTGCTAAGTCCCATGCAACAAGATTTGAATGACCAGTAATTGTTGGTATATCACTAGTTAGTGCCAGTGTTCCGGTTCCACTTGGTATAGTGTGACTGTTAATAGTTGTTAAACCAGTTAAGTCTGCATCTAAACTAAAACTCAAAGAAAACCCTGCGGCATCTACAATAATTTGTCCTGTTGCTCCTGTTGCAGTTAATGTTTCACTCGCAAAAGTAACACTACCTGTTCCTGTGTTACCAGCAGTATTAATACTTGTTGCACCGCCGCCACCGCTTTGTGCTACCCAATCATAGTATGAACCATTCCAACTTAATACTTGGTTTGTTCCTGCTGAGCCTGTGTTTAAATGTGTGTCAACATCACTATCAGCATAGGCTGTCGGGATAGTTGGCTTATTAGTTAAACTATTATAGTCTCCGTCAAATGTACTAAATGAACTTAAATCTGGTGGAGTATATGTAAACACGCCTGTTGTATTATTATAAGCAAGAGCTGCTGTTCCAGCACTTGCTGTGGTAACACTTAAAT